GGATTTGGTCTTTTTTATTGCGCTAATAATATTCGTTATGCCAAAACTATGAATAATCTAAAAAAAGTTTCACTAAAAATTAATATTTTAGGAGGGTATTTTTCAATACTACAGGCATAAAAAAAACCGAAAACCTAATTAATTCAGGTTTTCAGGTTTTTGTTGAATCTTTTAAAACGTTGTTTTGGTGGAGACGGGGGGAATCGAAAACTACCCCGCCTAATCTTAAAGGTAAAATTACCCTATAAAATCAACAGTATACCTTTTGGAATGTTTTTTTGCTTGCGTTATATTGCGGCTTAAACCGCAAATTCACCGCAAATCTAAGGTGTATTATAACATCAAGCAATTACTCATCCGCGAGGGGGTTGTAGGCGACAGCATCCATTAAGTGATCTGGTGATAAATGTGCGTAACGCATTGTCATTGTTATATCTGAATGTCCTAAAATTCTTTGTAGCGTTAAAATATTGCCGCCATTCATAATGAAATGACTCGCAAATGTGTGCCTGAGAATGTGAGTCATTTGCCCCTTGGGTAATTGCAGATCAGTTCTAGCAACGGATCTTCTGAATGCGCTAATACAATTATCAAATAACCGTTGGTCTGGGGTGCGATTCCCCGCGTGTAAAATTAACTGATAATAAAACGATGAATCAAGCGGCACAGTGCGAGTTTTCTTTGATTTAGTAAACTCAAAAGTTATTTTTCCATCGTGTAACTGCTTGCGCGTTAAACTTTCAGCTTCACCCCACCGTGCGCCAGTTCTGACGCAAATCTGCGCAACATACCATGTTGATTTATTCACACAGCCGCTAAGAATAGACTCCATTAGTGTATCAATCTGTGCTCTGTTCAAATAACTTAACTGCCGTTCTTGAATCTTAATAAAATCAATCTCAGAAATCGGGCAATTATAATCGATCACCTTAAGCTTATGGAGCTTGTGATACACCGCGTTTAAATAACCATGAATATTATTAAACGTCTTAGCTGTGATGCGATCAACACCCGTGGATGTTTTCTTATAACGATACTGTACAAATTTCTCAGGCGTTAATTGCTGCGCAATAGGATTACCCAATTCAGCACATGCATACAGCAACTTAGTCTTTCTACGCTCACCATCGCTTAAGTTGATACCGTGATAGATAAACCAGGACTCTACCAGCTCTCTAAGCGTGCGATTATCTAAGTTTTGTTGCTGAATGTCTTTATATTTAGCAATGTATTGCCTTTCGAATATTTCCGCCTCGACCTTATCGTCAAATGTCTTATTTTTTCGTGGTATACCCTGGCGATCAATCCGAACCAGATATTTACCATTTTTATCCTTTTTTACCGGCACAACCACTCCAAAAAACTAATCTTTATAAAACCCTGATAATTGACAAATAACAAAACATCAAAGAAAGCTAACCGAAGAAAGACAATAAAACAGACTAAAGATAACAATATTAATGTCTTAAAACTGAAACTTAAAGCAGTGTCTCGTTTGCTTTTTTTATTTTCGTGGGGTCTTCGGAAAGGTGTAAGTTTTGTAATAAAAATATAAACTATATAAAATATTAATATTAATCAACTACTTATAATGCAACTAAACTAGTTACTAGATGTAATAAACATGTAAGAATGACGTAAGAAACTTACACCTAAACATTACAGATACCTTACAAAACCTTACACCCTATAAAACAGGCTATAGACCTTATGCATCAACAGGTACAAAGAAATGTAAAAAAATGACATTACACATTATTACAGCTTTCTTACATCAGAAAAACCAGCATAAAAAACCTGTACGCCACGAATATTAAGGTATCCATGAAAAGTAAAAACATACATTACAAAACTTACACCTTTCCGAAGGCCACCCACTGAAAAATTATTTTAAATCACGCAATTCGGTATGAACTGCCAATGCAGACAAACTTTTTTCAATATCAAAACAGATATCATCAGCCGATAAATTTACCCCGCCTGCTTTAGTGGCCGTCATGATTAACTTACGCCCCGCTTGGTCATGCCCTTGCTTAACTAAATAAAGCCCGGTATATGTCGCATCAATACACAGCATACGAATCTGATCATCAATAGCATTAAACGCCTGATAAATATCACTCACCACTATCTCTCCTGTCTAGCCACGCAGCATAGTGCGGGACGCTGTATTTAATTTGCATTTCCAGCCATGCCTTATCATCCTCACTGGCCGACTCAAAAAACTCATTAATAAAGGTCGTTATCCTGAAAATCCTCTGATCAACCACCCTGTACTTTGCTGCATCATCATTAACACTGATAGTGGCAACAAACATCGCGCCGACCCCACCTAATAACCAGTCAATAGAAACACCTAAAACAGAGTTTAATTGCCGCATTAATTGCATGCCTATTGGCTTATTTTCATAAATAACATTATTTATAGTTCTCGCAGGAACATCTATTTTTTTAGATAAAACAGATGCTTGCATATCAAGAGTATCCATCAGCAAAATAAACCTCTCAACTTCAGGTCTTTTTTTCTTCTCTCCCCCAGAAATAGGTGATATTGTAACCATAACGCCCCCAATGCATACAAACTATATAGATTATAACAATGAAACAAAAAAAACAGACCGATAAAAAAGTATCCCTCTCCATGCGTCACACGCCTAGCGTTAAGGAAAAGGTGGATAACATGGCCTTCATAGAAAATGTTAGCCCATCCGTACTGTATAGAAAAATATTCAACGCCGGACTCACTGCGCTATACGGCATAAAAATACAAGGCAACAAAATTCTCGATTAAATCCTCGTAGTACCTTCAACTCCCCCCAGAAATGGGGGTTTTTTTTCATTATCTCGTGATGATGGCCACCTGAAAATTAGCGGAAACACCTAAAGTGAAGCGATTAAAAGCACAAATCATTAAAAACGGGCCGTTAACAGATAAAGAAGCAGAGATTCTAAAGTACCTTTGCATGGGCTACTACCGCCCAGAAATCGCACTACAGCTACACAGAACCCTAAGCACCATCTCTAAACACATCGAACATATAGCCGAAAAGCTCGATGCGCATGGATCAACAGAGATTGTATTGATTGCTGAAAAAACGGGGATAGTGGAAATAAAAATAATAGAAAAACGCCCAGAAAAGCTACTCCTTATATGCTTGATTTTAGGGCAACTGATCAGCCCAAACTTAGGCAGGCGACCACCACAAACCCCACGACCACTAATAAGACTAGTGCGCAGTCATCATCAAGGATAAACATGCCCGTCATCCACAGTCAGCCCAAATGTAAGCAATTCGTACAGGTCAACAACGATCCTACAAAAATAGTGCGCTTAAAAGGCCTAAAACCAGAACATCAGCAACAAATATGGCGAGGCATAAAGAAAACTGAACCAGAACTAGCGCAAATGCTGCAATTTGATGAAGGCATGCAACAGCTAAAGACCACCTTTGATGCCAGCGTGGTCTTGGATCGAAACGAGGCCGAACGCTTTTATCACGCAGGAAAATCGGACGGCGGTTCGATTCCCAAATAAGAAACTTAACCGACATATGTAAGCAGGTAAGAAATGATCTATACAACAAATGATAAAAAATGTGCCTCAGAAATAATCGAAATACCACTGCCTTGCGACCTTAACTTCATGGCACGTTCAATTTTACGCCCGTGGGTTGAATGCATCCACGCACTGCTACCCACATCACCGATTATTAAAAAGTCGGTATCTTTACGTACCGTCTTATCCAGCACAGCACCACCAAGCGACTCAATTAATACCTTAAAATCCTTACGGCTTGAATGCTGCATATTGCCGGTTAAAATAAAGATCGACCCATCAATGGCCACGTTAGGAGGAGGGTCACAAAGTGGTAGCGTCGAACTGGCATTATCTCCGCTTAAAAACACTTTCGGACTGCCCGTTATTTTAGTCAGCAAAATCAACAAGGCTGCTTCGTTATCAGGCGATAAATTACCGTCTTCATTAACTGACTGCAATACCGTTAATACCTCAGATGTGGGATATATAGGCGATACTAGCGGATTATTATCTAGCCATTTTAATAAATTGATCGCCTCGTCAAAAGTCACAATACCATCGAATAAAATCCCCTTACAAATACCAATAAATTCATCAATACCGCGTTCAGAAAGTCGCTCAGAATCAAAGCGGGTTGCATTGTTAATGCTCATATTAAGCCATCCGTTTCTTACATTAAAAGTAATCCTCATTGTATGCAAAAAGATTACAAAAGGACACTTGACACCCAATAAAAAAACCCTTAATCTAAGCCCAACCTTGAAAAAGGTTACGGCTTCACAAGAAGTCGGCGGGTTTAGTAGTCCGTATGACATTGGTGCAAGCGCACCTTTCGGTATAGCGCTTTTTTTATGCCAAAAATCCATCTTTATGATGGGCGTATCTTGGGGATCTTCGGATCGCCGTTTCCTTTGTCACGGTCTACTAACCCGAGTTACGTCCATCGCCCAAAGTTTAGTAGCTTTTCGCGATGGTCTTGCCAATCAGACCAAAGGAAAAGACTATGCACAGCATATTCAACACTCTAGTAGCCATCAGTCCGCTACGTCACAAAATCCAAATCCGTTTAATCCAAGCTCGCTACATGCGCATCAAGGCCGTTTGCCGTTTGCGTTTTGCGCCTCACCTTTCGCGGGAGGTGTAGCATGAGTCATTTAAACAACATCCCCAACCCATTTCATTTTGATCATTTCGACGTTCGTACCGCTACCGATAAGAATCAGAACGTCTGGTTCTGCGCTAAAGATATCTGCGACGTTTTAGATATTACTTGGAAAGGAACATCAGCAACTTTGGGAAACATGCCTAAAAACTGGTTTATGGTCTGGAATCTCCAGACCATAAAAGGCGAAAGGGCCGCTGGTTTCATCAACGAACCTGGTTTATATCGTTTAATTTTTCGCTCTAACAAACCCCTAGCGATTGAGTTTTCTAATTGGGTTTGTGAAGTGGTTTTGCCAGAACTGCGCAAAAATGGCAGCTTCGGAAAAATCGACATAAAAACCGAGATTGCCATTGATAAGCGCATTGATGAACTCAGTCAGCAATTAGTCGGCACTAAAAATGCCTTTCGCCACGAACTACTGACCGAACGCTTACGCCGCATGTGCAATATTGCCGGTCAACCGGTCCCCGATATCACCCTGATCACGCAAGACATCGAGAAAATGAGTTTGCCTGGCGTTGAGAAATTTACAGGGGGTGCGTCATGAGCTGTGATTGCCAAAATGAAATTGCCAGTAAAATCGCAGATTCCCAACAAGAGCAACACCCTGATTGGTCTGAGATTAAAGTCACATTATTAGGCTATGCGCTAACCTTTGGTAGCAATCTATCATCCCGTGGGTTTATGCCATTATCTATAGAAGCAGAGCGCCCATTGAAAAAAGGCGGCAGTCGATTAAAAAAAGAGAAAACAAATCTGTTTTTTACATACTGTCCTTTTTGTGGCGTGAAAGTAAATGATGATAGTGATGGAGCGGAATCATGAGCGAATTTGCAAAGATATTTCAAAGCGAAGAGTTTGGTCAACTATGCTGCATTGCCGACACTGAAAATGAACAGTACCACCCAGCTGTCAGAGTGCTTTTTAAACCTAAACAGTTAGGTGTTTGCGCTGTCGCATTGATTTTCAGTGATACTGACGAAGGATATGACCAGCAGGAGAGTGCTTTTAATGCCTTAACATTAGAAAAAGCACAAGATATAGTCCGCAAATCTTACGGACCAATAGTCCTAGGGGGGGCATCATGAAACACCGCCCCGTAAGAATAAGATTTCCCGCGCTCACTATCAACTGCCCAGGCTGTCAGCAAGATATGCTAATTGAAGGCTATGATTTTGAACCCACGCCATCCATTGGCACGTACGGCAAAGCAACCGACATTTACTGCGACGACTGCGATGCAGAATTTGATGTTGTCGTTGGGGGTGTCGAATGAACCCCTTAACCCAACAAACCGAAAACCGTGTTTTGTTAGCGCACGAACTCGCCTACCGAGCCGATGAAGAACGCGGCATAACACCCTTGGCGTTAGATAAAACGCTGTTGTTAAAGCGTGTTTATCAGGAGGGTCATTCCGCTGATTTTCTGGGAGCTGCTTTTATCTCCAGCTACTACAAAACCAACTTTCAGCACAGTCTTGGAGATTTGACGCTACTCGATGCAGAAGGTGTCCGCTTGTTTCATCAAATCCTGCATATCGGATTTGTTAAGGGTCAGTCTGATGAATATCTATACCAGATAGCCCAAGAAATCGAGCTAGTGCAGAATTACAATAAACGGAATTAAGTAATGAAACTATTTAATAACGGGGGCTTGGGTATCCTACCTACGGCCCCAGGGGGACGCGTCATGCGTCATTTAGATTTATTTTCAGGAATCGGTGGCTTTAGCTTAGGTCTTGAACGTGCAGGCATGAATACGGTTGCATTTTGCGAGCAAGACCCGTACTGCCTAAAAAAACTAGAAAAAAACTGGCCGGATATTCCGAAATACACAGATATTAAACAATTAACCGGAGAACAAATTGAACGCGAACTGGGTAAAATCGATGTCATCACTGGCGGATTTCCTTGCCAGCCCTTCAGCCATGCCGGAAACCAAAAAGGCAAAGAAGATGACCGCCACCTCTGGCCGGAGATGTTACGAATTATCAGCGATATCAGGCCCACTTGGGTTATTGGTGAAAACGTTACTGGTCTCATCAAACTGGCACTCGACGATGTGCTACATGACCTGGAGGGTCAAGGGTACACCACGCAGTCGTTTATTATTCCAGCTGCAGCTGTCGGCGCTATCCATCGACGAGATCGAGTGTGGATTATTGCCCACACCAACCCGCAGCGCTGCGGACAAAGAAGTCAGCAGCAGCAACAAGGGCCGCAGCTTAATAGCGTATGCAAAATTTCTACCCACACCGGTGGCCTGGGATTGCAAGCGAGGATCGAGGCAGCCGGACGGAACTCGCGGCATGGCGCTTACCGACCTATCGGGAAGCAATGCATGGCGTTGGTTACCGACCCCGTCAAAACGGGACTGGAAACACCCGAACAGCCAAGCGCATCTGAACAAGCCGCGAGGGCATCACGATCAGTTAAACAATCGCGTTATTATCGAGTCACATGCGAATCCGTCAGAATGCCTACTCAACCCGCTATTTGTCCAAGAAATGATGGGCTACCCGACAGGGTGGCTAGACTAAAGGCCCTGGGTAATTCAGTTATGCCTCAAATTCCTGAAATAATAGGCCGCGGCATTATGGGGCAATTATGCTAATCGACCTAAACCCACAAATTATCAACGCATTAGAATCAGAATTTGATATTAAACACAGCCAGAGCGGCATTCATTTGCGCGAGGGGCGTTGTCCCGCGTGTGGTAAAAAGTCGGTATGGACCTTTGTCGAAAACCCGTTTTTTATACGTTGTGATCACCAAAGCAAATGCGGCTGGGAAAGCACGGCTAAAGAGTGGTTCCCTGATTTATACGTTAATCTAAATAAAAAATATCCGGTTACTGCTAAAAACCCAATGGCCACAGCGGAGGCGTACCTGTCATTAATGCGCGGTTTTGACCCTGAATTAATCTCCGGCTGGTATGAACAGGATAAATACTGGAACCCCCATGGCGATAAAGGCACCGCCACCGTGCGTTTTTATTTGAATACAGAAAAAACCGTGTTTTGGGAAAAGTTTATTGATCCGGTTAAAGTCAAAGATGAAAAAGGCCAAACCAAGACCATGGTCAACCGTGCCATTGGTCCGCGTACCGGCTTATGGTGGCAACCGCCGATACTGGAAATAAACGAAAAAGATCATGTCTACTTATGTGAAGGGGTTTTTGATGCGATTGCTCTCAATCTAAACGGCCTAAAAGCCGTTGCAGTCATGACCTCGGGGGCATTTCCTGAAAAAGCGATACAAGCGCACCGAGGTAAGAAAATCACGTGGGTGATTGCCTTGGATAACGATACCGCAGGTCGCAAGGGGGCTGAAAAACTTGCTTATCGTTTACGTGATATCGGTGAGCGCGTCGCAGGGTTCTTATCGTCTGAATCTGAGAGCAAACTCGATTGGAATGATTTACATAAGAACCGCAGGCCGAATAAAAACCCGGATCAGGCGGTCAATTACTTAAGCAAAGAGGATATTAAACACTATAAATATTTCGGTAGCTTACAACTGGCCAAGAGCTACAGCGAAAAAGCGATGCTCATGCATGCCGAAACAGATAACCCGTATTTTATTTTTCATTTTAAAAATAACACCTATTCATTTCGCTACGATGAATCTAAATACCGCGTGGCCTTAGTAGAAGCTGAAAACCGTGGCATGGGCACGGATGAGGAAAATCATGACTTTGCCTGGGGCGCTGCCAGTAAACTTAAAAATATCGCCACCTTTAGCCGCCGGTTTCTGTACTTTCAACAGCCAGACAGTGGCGAAGAGGGACAATTCTTTTTTAATTTCGGCTTTGCCAACGGGGCACACGCTGTGCAGATTGCATTGCCTGGCAGAACGTTAACCACGGCAGGCGAGTACACAAAATCGACGTTTAACCTGAATCCCTCAGCTATTTATGATGGCTCTAGCAAAGATTTATTGTACGAAAATAAAGAGGAAATGAAGACCATCCCAAAGATTGTTAAAACGCTGGATTATATCGGCTATGACCGTGTCACCAATGCGTACATCTATCATGATTATGCGGTGGAAAATGGGCGGGTCATTGAAGTCAATAAAGAGTCATTTTTTCAATTACGCAAATCAGGTATTAAAACCATGGTAGAAATGAAGCAAGAACTTAATACAGAACTGAATACAGACTGGTTAGCCGATTATAAAGTGGCCTATGGTGCCGGTGGAATGGTCGCGTTAACTTGCTGGTTTGGTGGGTTATTTGCCGAGCAAATGCGCGAGCATCACCGCTCGTTTCCCTTTGTCTCGATTATTGGTGAAGCCGGCTCGGGTAAATCTGATTTAATCAGTTTTTTATGGAAGATTATCGGGCGTGAAGCCGAGTCATTCAACCCCGCGATTGGTTCTGTTGCGGGACGTATTCGTAATATGTCGCAGTATGCTAATTTACCGTTGATTTTTAACGAAGTGGATAACGAACAAATCAGCCGCGATAGCAAAACAAAACGCTTTGATTGGAATGAGTATAAAGATTTGTACGAAGGTCAGTTCGGACGTTTTACAGGTAAAAAGACCCAAGGTAATGAAGTCAGAAAGCCGAAGTTTAAAGGCTATTTATTTATTACCCAGAATATTCCAGTCACTGCGTCAGAAGCCATTATGTCGCGTATTATTCACCTGCAATTTGATAGAACCCATCACAGTGAAGCGGGTAAACATGCGTCGGATAGATTGCTAGGCTTACCTATTAAAGAGGTATCGGGGTTTTTATTGCATGCCAACAAAATGTCCAAGGCGATTCTGAGTTTATTTGATCAACAATACCCGCTGCATGCCGCCGCGATTCGTGCAAAAGGCTGCGTAAAACTGGAGCGGATTATCCATAATCACGCACAGATGATGGCCTTTGCGGATTGCCTGGCGTTGATATTGCCTTTGAGTAAAGCCGATATAGACGAAATTCAGAGTACTTTTATAGCTATGTCGGGTGAACGACAGTTATCATTAAATGCAGATAATCCGCTAGTGGCCAGATTTTGGGATACCTTTGATTATATTGATGGTGGAACGGATCAAGCGGGAGAGCGTGCCAGTTTGGCCAATCATGCGCGTTACCCTGATGATGAAATCTGGGTTAATATTCCCGATTTTATGCGCCGCTGTGACAATGCCGGACAACCGCGAATTGATGAAGCAGAGTTGCAACGACATTTAAAAGGCAGTCATTTATATAAGTTTGTCGAGACGAAGGTGGCGTATTCCAGGCTGGATAAAAGAACCATGCGCATGTGGGTGTTTAAGCGATGAGTGAACCAGAGCAAAGCCTAAAGCAAATTAAATCCACTGCCTGTATCGCCTATCAACTGCGCGGTAAAATGGCGGCAAGTGCTGAAGCGCGAAAGCTACCAGCGCCGAGGCCGAGCGGCAGTGATGATCCACAGTGTCAGTGAGTAATTTAATTTTTTATGAGGTGATTTATGTTTGAAACATGGTATGACTGCATTGACGCACTAGAGAAAGAAGTGAGAAAACATACTCAAGCATGTGATAGGTGCAAAGATACTGAATACGAGGCGACATGCAAAGGAAAAATCGAGTGTGTAAAGTGTAAAAAATTATGCGATTGCAACTTAACTTTCTGTGAGTTCTGCATCGCTGAAGACAATACGCTTGTTCCCAATCTCCCGCTGTGACTATCAGTAAGCGGAGCTTACCGGCACGCATTCCCAAATAGAATTTGGGAACGAGGAGTATCAATGGAGTCTGACCTCTTTGATTTGTGTCGACGACATGAGTGTCGTCGACATATACGCAGATATTACTCGGGTAAAACGCTACCATTGGCACTATTATTAATGCCAACAATATTTGCTGATATTATTATTTCACCTCGTACACGACCAACGATATTTAAAGGAATAGGTGTATCTGATGTAAATGCGTTCATTATTTGATTCATTTCATCAATGCTTAAATGATTTTTAAACAATTCTGTTAAAATATTAAGGTTATCTGATTTTCTTATAATTTCTATTTTGTAGCTGTCTTGTTTCTTTTTTAGTGAAGAAATCAAAAAAAGATCATCAAGACGCCGCAACTCTGTCTCTTTTCTCTCACTTCGAGTAATCATACCCAACTCATCGTTATTAATTACCGTAGTATCAAGTGTAACTTGTTCTGCATCACTTACACTTCTAAGGATATTGGTATTCGTTGCAATGTGGTCATTTTGTATTTGGAGCAATTTTGGTTGCTGCTTAATAAGCTCTAATGTTATTTCGTGACGATTTTTTTCGGCAGTTTTATCGTTTGTCTTCGTTAAATATGAATCATAACTAGATGCGCCGCCCCACAAAGCAGCAACACCAAGAACGGTAGTTACTAACTGTTTTCCTGTCATTTGACTCATTGCTGTACCTGCTATTGCTGAAAAAACACCACTTAAATCTGCAAAAATATCAGAACTTCCTTGATTTACTCTGAATATGATTTCTAAACTATTGCGTTCTTCTTGGGTAAGTGTTCTTGCATCCCTGCCGTATATTATTTCAGCATAAACTCTATTTAAATGAGATTGTAAATCGATCAATGATCTCATTAAGCTTGTTGGTAGTGTTGAGTTATACCGGTCGCCTTTGACATTGATATGAAAAATTGGCCAATTATCAAAACATAACTCAACAACACTATTATCATAGAGCCCATCAAAAGATTGCTGAATATAAGCTAGTGCATCCGCATCGTTATTTATTTTAAGTGCTGTAGTCGTCAATTTGCTGTCCTTAATATTTTGTATTTAAGACAAAGTATATACTATGAAAAATATTCTTATTCATAATATTCAACTTGTAAAATTTACGTAATCTTACCCACCAAATTACCCAACACCTTCAACGCTTCCTCATTCGCTCGCATGTCCGCCGCTTGACCTTGCACTGTACAATCTGCCCCAATATTGACCCCCGCACTGGCGGTATCACGCCAATTGACGATTGACGTTGTACATTTATTAAACACTGTGACCTTTTCCCCGTTAGCTTTTTCAGTGACCGTGGTAACAGATTTAATATTCTCATAATGCCCACAGCCCACCAAGCCGGTAAAGATAAGTAGCAATTACCCGACTAAAAAAATATTAAGCAACATAACTAATCGGCCTTGTGTCTTCAATAATTTCTTCATTGCTAATCTTACCGAGCATGGCTATCTCCTATGTTTAGTGTATCTTCTAAATAAAAATATAAGGTCATGGCTTTATCAAACACCTCACTATGCCCGGACACGTTTAATAACGATTTTGTCTCATGATTACGTACCCTTGCATCTTTGCCCTGATAGCCCACTCGCCCCATATCACCCCACGGGTGAAATAAAAACAACCGAGCCTTATCGACCACATGATCATCGACATTATGCAGCACATCAACCCGCACCAAATCGCCTAATGGAAATTCTGTGTCTCTGTCCAATGCTGGGTTAATTAATATCAAACGGCTAAACGGTGCACCAGCATTGCATGACTTTACTAAAATATCACAGCCATTCGAGTGACCAATCCCAATACTTCCGTAGGGTGTCATGCCTGCGACCACTCGCGCAATATGCTTATTAAAAAAGCGCACGCCAAAGAGGTTAAAAAAACCATAATCAGCCTGTAAAACAGCATGTTTATTTAAGAACGGTAATAATTTATCAATGGTCTTTTTACCGCCATCTTTCACATTAAATCCATGTGCTAATACGATAGTGCTCATGTGAATAAATCTCCCTGCATTAGTTGTTTTTTATCCGCATCATCTAATTTATTAATCAGCGCAGCGGCAATTTGTAGCGTGGTTTGTTGGGGTGGGTTGAGGTCATGCTTAAACGCCATAGTAATCACAAACGAAGCACCGCAGCTTTGGGTGTTGTTGCATTGGCAATACAGGTCTTTGACTGTTTCTGATAATTCATTATTGGATGTGATGGTCGCTTTGCTTTTGCAGTGATGGCAGATAACACGCATGAATCAAACTCCTAAAATAAGGTGTTTTAATTATACATTAGCACCTTATTTGAGGTGTTTTTTAGCCGTTTAGCCATTCTGGCTGACTAAATTTAATAACCTCAGCACCCATGATTTCATTAATCGTTAAAAACTCCTTTTGTAAGGGGATAATTTCCAATTCATAATAAACATGCATGAGTTTTTCTAAATCACCAAAGCCGCTGGTGTTTTGCGGAATAATGCCCGATAAGCCCGGTGGCATTCGATGCATGGCCAGCATTTCACGTTCGGTGACATCTTTGATTTTTACAAATTCATCTTTGGTACCGATATCGCCTATGGGGATGATTTGCACGGGTTCTTTGGCTTGTGATCGTCCGATATTTAGGTAAAGTGAGCGAAAGTTGCCAGGGCCTTTTGATTGTTTGATCTGTTTTTCAATCTCTTTAGCATCCTGGTCTTTGATCCCTGCATCATTTGTTACCAGGATATAACCCATATGCGCCCCATTAATATAATATTTACGACGGAATAGGGTTGATTCTTCGCTGAGCAGGACCGATTGTATGCCACCAAACCATTCAGGAATACCGTATATTTGCTGATTTAAATCGGTTTGAGCCAGTTGGATAATTTCATTTTCTTTAAATTCGATATCATCATAATTTTCACCAATCATAAAAAACCGGCTGGGGTCTTTGCCACGGCGCATTGGGATACTTGCAAGTGGCGCTAGCTTGGTGGTGGTGCCGAATGGATTAACCAAATGTTGCAGATAGCCATTGCCTAAGGCTAAATAATTGTAGGTAAAAAAGCGCATATCTTGCATAGACAATAATGCGCTGGGTTGAAACCATTTCATGACCATATTTTTCTTAAAATTAATGATCGGCCCATGGTAAGCATTCGCTCCCATCAGGCTCGCCAAGCCTTTTTGGCTGATAGGTGGTTCATAATATTTATCACCTGAATCCATAAATAGCCCCAGATAATCCACGGGGTTTTTAGAGAGTACCGGCTCAGGATCACCAAAGCTAAAGGCCATGCTTTTGCCTACACGTTCTGCCTGCTCGCCAGATCGTTGCATCGTCTTCAATATGCCTGTTGCGGCTTGGTATGTTGTATCTAACCAGTTCATAAAATAGTCCTACGTTTAAAATTAATCACTAAAAACCACCTTGGTCGTCTTCTTAGTGCCGATAGTTTCATAATTGAGCGCATGCATAATCGCCCATGCCACATCAGCATGGCCTGCGGAACTCAAGCGGTTTGCGCCATAGGTCAAGGTTCCGTTGCCGCTGGTGGTTTGGGTAATCATCATAAATGCCTGGGTAATTTCTTTATTACCCGCTTGGTACTCAAATAATCCATCACTAATCACGCTGATCGCTTTGACCACTAACTCTGTTTTTTGGGTGATGCTGTAGGTGATCGGGGTGGCTAATGGGTAAAATTCTTGCACTAACTCAAATAGCCCAAGCCCGATTCCCGTCACATCAATACCGATATGCTTAACATTATGTGTTTCGGTTATTTTTTTGATTTGTTCAGATTGGTATCTGAAGTTCTTTCCGGTAAACGATAAGGTTTTCAATACCCGCCATTTACCACCTGATCTTAGTGGAATGGCTAATAAGGCAAGGCTGGCATTGTCTCTTGTGCGGCTTGGATCATAGCCAATGGCTACCGGTAGATTGCCAAAAGGGCAGGGTGCATTTTCGTTATAGTCGGTGTAATCTGCTTTGGCATAGCAGGTCATCATGGTGCCTAAATTAAACAGACTATTGGCATCATCAATAAACTTACACATAAATTTATTGAGATACGCAAGGCGACTGTTTTCTATTTTAAGCTCTTCAATATCAAACAAGGTGCCTTGCGGACCATTATTACAGCCACCTGCCACAGCATCTTCAATCGTGACCATATTTCGCCAGTATCGATCAGCACCCAGCACACCGTCTTTCAGCGCTTTGTGGCTAATATCAAATTCTGCTTTGTTTTTTCGGCCCTTGTTGTAGTTTTCACCACTCCACATCGGGTAGGCGCCATGGCTGAGTGCCGAAGGCGTACTAAATAAAGTTCTGCGCCATTTTGCATGCGCTGCCATGCCTGACGCGGCATCCCATACTTTTTCAAACTGTGGAATATAAAAACACTCATCGACATACAGATGGCCGTGATAAGAGGCCGCGGTGCGTGAGTTAGTTGATAAGAATCGCAGCTCAGCGCCATTCGATAATTTAATAACCCCTTGGCCTTTTAGCTCAACACCAAAATGCTCTAATGCAAAGGCGATGATATAGGCTTTAAACACTTCTGCTTGGTCACGCGATGCTGAGAGAAATATCTGGTTATCACCGGTGCGAATCGCATCGTCTAGTGCTTCAAAGGCAAAATAATAGGTCGCCCCAATTTGCCGAGACTTTAATATAAAACGGTTACGACGGGTTAGCGGGTCGTTTTTTGCCTCATACCATCTCAGTTGATAACTAAAAAACAGATCATTACGTATGTCGTCCAGCTGCTGATCGGTAATCTCGGAAATATCATTTTTTAGTTTCTTTTCAGCCCGTTTTTTACGGGGTTTTTTCTCGGTGGGCTCGTTATCTGCTACATCGCCATAAATCGGCGTTGGGTTGACCGTGGGAATAGTGCCACTCTGAATGGCATGCACCTTGGCCATTTTCAGCTTTAGATTGCCGAAGGTCTCGCACAGTCTGTCTAGCTGGTTGAGTTGATCAATATTTGGGTTATCCAATGCAGATAAGTAGTTTATCTTTTTGGCCAATCCGATTTCTATACTGTCACCGGCAACGCTGTTTTCCCAGTTTTGAGATGATTTCCAGTTGTATAAAGTGCGCTCATCAATGCCCGTTTCTTCGGCAATTTGCGGCATGCTCCAGCCACGCACAAAGAATTGCTTGCACAGGTCTCGGGTTTCTTTTGAATAACGCTTAGGCACTACAGAGAATCCTGACCGGCGCAATAAACCGCTTAACTTGATAAAAAATCATAATCCAAACACCCCCCCATGACTAGCTCCTATTTTTAGGTGTAGTTTAGGGGGTTTTTAACCTAAATATGAGTGCTTTGCTGTTTTTCTGTTTCTAATTGATTTATATAGGAATTGTTAGGAATTTAAGGCGTTGATTAAGCCGTAAAAACACCTAAAATTAGGTTAAAGTTTTTATTGAAACCATATTTCAGGTGCACTATGCCAAAAGAGTTAAAAACAGAATGGAAGATTGTCGGGCGTAGTGGACCGACCGTAGATGGTCGAATTATCGACCCTACGTCACTGCAACAGGCCGCAGATAATTACGATAAAAAGCTGTTTACCGCATTGATTTGGCCGGATCACCAGCGCTGGTTCAATATGGGCACGGTTGAGGATCTACGCGCAGAACCCAACGACGAGGACGGCATTGATTTATACGCCCTGATTGCTCCAAACGATTACTACCTAAGCTATAACAAATCAGGGCAGTATTTATTTACCAGTATGGAGCTGTTGCCTGACTTTAGAGATAGCGGTGAGTTCTATTTATCAGGTCTGGCGGCAACAGATAACCCAGCCTCGGCAGCAACCTCAGAAATGCGCTTTAACGCGGTATCGAATAAGGATGCAGTGTTGGGGGCGTTTACTGAAAACAAACCGCATACATTCCAAGATGATCAGCCCCCCAGCTGGTTTACCCAGTTTTTCAAAAATAAAAACCCAAACCAAAACCAACAGGACGAGGACGACATGCCTAATGAAGCACTAGCAGCATTAGCTGCAAGATTTACCGCAATGGAAGCAAAAATTGATGCTTTAACGCCAGGTGATAACCAAGATGAAGAAACACCCAGCGATGACTATGCGGCATTGCTGCAAAAGGTTGAAGATTTAGCCCTTAAGTTTTCTGCCATGGAGCAGGATAAAGGCACGGACACTCCTGAAGACAGCAAAGAATTTAAACAGCTTCAGGCCGATTATAAAAAGCTACGTCAAGACTTTGATACCGCAGTGAACAAGGACGATGGCACGCCAACACCTGAGCATGATGGTGACTCAGTTGATAACGATAATTTATATTAAAAGGACATTACCATGAGCTCAGCAGTTCAATTTATTAGCCCTGAATCACAGGCCAAGGTCGAATCTCTATTCTCAGATACCGCAAAAGCCTACGGTGGCCAAGCGGGGAAAATGTATGCAGCAACACCGAGTATTGCCCAGACGATCAACGATAAGATTGTTGAGCATGGCGATTCGTTTCTATCCTTGCTACAGACTATTCCTGTTAGTGCCTTATCGGGTGAAAAGGTCAATCTGGGCTTAACCGGTCATATCACTAGCCGTACCGATACCAGCGGCAGTGCAGAACGCGTCGCTAAGAATTTATTGTCTACCGATGGTGAACCGTATACCTTGCATAAAACGAACTCAGATGCGGCCATTAAATACAATGATATTGATGTTTGGGCTAAGTTTTCTGATTTTAGAGCGCGATATGCCAGTGCTATTCGCCAGGCTATTTCGGATGACCGCTTAACAATCGGGTGGAATGGTACGTCTGCAGCGGCTGATTCGGTTGCAGCTGATTTGTCCGATGTAAATATTGGCTGGTTAGAACTGATTCGTTTATTCAATGGTGGTTCACAATATGTACTCGGTGTGGCGGGTTCGCATACTTTGGGTGGGGGAACCTACGCGAATTTAGATGTCTTAGTACATGATGCCATTAGTCGTTTGGATATTACGTTTAGACAATCCCCCGATTTAGTCGTGTTGATTGGTCAGAATGTTATGCAGTACGCACGCGGTGCGTATTATGAAGCGCAAGGCAATACACCGACGGAAAAGCAAAAAATCTCCGAGGCAATGACCGTTGAAACTTACGGGGGCTTACGTGCTTATGTGCCGCCTTATTTTGATCCAGATAGTATTTTAGTCACGTCTCTATCTAACCTCATGGTCTATTACCAAGATACCAGCTGGCGCAGACAGCAACTGGATAACCCTAAAAAAGATCAGTACGAAGATTTCAACACACGTAACGAAGGTTATGTGGTCGGTCATGGCGGTAAAGCATCGCTGATTCAAGGCATTGAATACGCATAGGTGAAAAATGAAACCGATTAATATTGAGCAGGTAAAAAAACAGCAAATTGCCCAGGCGAAAGCCTGTGGGTTACCTAGTCCGTATAGCACTGAAGGCGCTGCCGTCATACATCAGGCGAAGTTAAAGGGATTACCAAACCCTTATAGCACGATGGGGGCTAAACTGACCGAACAGGCGAAAGCAGCGGGTGAACCTTGCCCTTATCATGCAGGCACGCCATCAACAGCATTGACACCTGGCAAAACAGCTCAGGTATTGGCTGATTTTCAGATGCTGCTTGAAGTCGATATGCAAAAAGTAAAGCTAGAGTCTGATATAGCAGAAAAGATTCGAGTTAAGCGCACATTATTACCGCAGTACCTTGATTTTGTGGATGGCTATGTGGCCAACAATGAAAGCTATGCTAATGACGTGGCGGTGGAAATCTTTATCTGGATGCTGGATGTGGAAGATATGCAGCGGGCATTGGTGCTAGGTCTGTATCTTATCAGCCAAAAACAAGCGATGCCTGAGCGATTCACCAGCGATATGCGGACCTTTTTGTGCAATGCGATGACTGACTGGGCGGCTACGATGCTAAAAGCTGAGCAAAGTGCAGGACCGTATTTAGATACGCTAGTGGCCATTGTTGAAGATGAACAATGGGACGTGCCCATGATTAGCTTAAGCAAATTGTTTGTGCAAATGGCTAAACACCAGGAGCGCTTGGGGCATTATCAAGAAGCGTTGAGGTTTTGTAATAAGGCGGAAGCGATTAACCCAGAAAAAGCGGGGGTCAAAGGCATGAAGAAAACGCTCAGCGCCATGATCTCAGCACAGGAGGAGTCCGCGTGAAATATCTTAGTTTGGTTTTTCTTTGTTCCGTACTTATTGCTTGCTCAGCTGCAGAACAGCCGGTTATTGCCCAGGATCAGGCCTATATCGAATCAACAGCCAGCCCCTTGCAAAAATTACAGACTGCACGGCTGGATTATTGCTCTAAATATTCTGGGGCAACAGTTAGGAAATTGGCCTTTCTTTATCTGAGCATAAAATACCCATTGATTGATCCTGACGGGATTTGTCTTGGGCTGTCAGAGACTGATGATTTCAAAAAACATATGGTGACTGATCAACGGGACCGGCCACCGGATCAGTAAGCCATTTTAATGACTCCACCAAGGCGGTGCCATTGCCTGATTCTGTCACGCTCAGGCGTTGATTTGATAACGGTAGTTGTGCTGCCACCTCATACAAAAAAAGGATAACGATATGTTACGGTTCAGGATTTGGTTTTACACTTTGTTAGATGAATTATTCCCTGAAACTAAAACCTTCAGTACCGATTGTTTTTTCCCTGAAATTTTTATCGGTAGAGTGCGTAAATCATTGCCTGATTGCGCTCAGAATTTACTCACTGAAACCGTATTGTTACTGGCTATTCAGCGTGTCAACGAACAATTAGAGCCGATTAAACAGCATATTAAACAGCTCGGTTATCCCAGTTTCTCTGTGTATGCCTGCCGCGGCAATGGTACGGATCGTAATAGCCATTTAGTGCTATTAGAAATTTATCGCCAGGCCGTTGAGTACAGGATTAAAGCGGGGTTATCGTTTCAACATGAACAAGTTTGGTTACACAAATCAGAACAATCGATTAATAAACTGTATCAAGCCATTTTAGCCGCGAATAATAACGCAGTCGCTTAAATGACCACCTTTATCCCCACACCCGCCACGCAGACTGATGAAACCATTATCAATCAGCTGTTTTATCCGAATATATCACTCAATGATTTACGGGCGAGTGTGCGCATGGATCAGGTGATTGAAAACAGTCAGCTAGAATTCAGCGTGAGCCAAGCATTAATTATTATTAATGACAAATTAGCCGTCTGGAAGGAAGAACAAATTGCATTGGGCTATAGCACTATTGAATCCATACCCGGTAACGATTACGGCTTGTCACGCAAGATTATTTTGTACTACCAGGCTGTTTATCAGCAAACGAAATACGACTTATTGCAGCAATACCGCGATTACGATAGCAGCCACCAAGGCCATGAAAATGCGGACGCGATGTCAGGCCGTTTGGATTATTGTTTGTTGCAGGTGGATGCAGCGATTACAGCCCTTATTGGCACGAAGCCGACTCGCGTGGTGTTGATATGAGTCAGCAATATATCACGGTGCAAAATGATGTACTCGATGCGATATGCCATGCTCACTATGGTCGCGTAGATGTGCTGCCGCAGGTATTAGATGCTAATCCACGCATGGCAGAACAACCCGAGCGACTACCCGCAGGCGTTAGCATAGAACTCCCGCTGATTAGCCGCCCGAACACACAGAATAAGGTCATTAACTTATGGGATTAAAACTAACGCTTACACGCTTAGGCAGTAGTGCGCACGGGACCATAGGCATACTTAGCCACGGCAATCAGCATCTAGGCTATACGCTGGAGCCGCCGTGGCAGGATAACAAAGTCAATATCTCCTGTATTCCAACGGGGCGCTATCACTGCACGCGTGTTGATTCGCCTAAATTTGGCAAAACCTATGGCGTACACAACGTACCCGGGCGCAGTCATATTTTATTTCATGCCGGCAATATTGCTGGTGATACCGCGCGTGGCTTAAATGCCCACTCGCATGGCTGTATTTTATTAGGGCGTCGCTTTGGTCGTATCAAGGGACAAAAAGCGGTACTGGAATCACGTTTAGCGCTGAATGAATTTGATGCACACATGAATAAACAGGATTTTGAACTTATCGTGAAGGACTTATGAACATGACTATCAGCCCCGAAATGCTGAATTTTATCTTGCTGGTTTTTGGTGGCTTACTGGCGCTGATTAAAGTCGCGCTGTTTTACCTCTTTAGATCAGCGCATTGTAATAACCGTGACTTAGCCGAGCATAAGCTGTTTGCCGCGCGTAACTACGCAACCCAAGACGACGTGAAAGAAGCGGTGAATACGCTGCATAAAAAAATAGACAAGTTGATTGATGAATTACATCGCTCTAATTTGCGCACAAGACGGGACTAGATCGATGAATAAAGCGCAAAAACTACTGAATCACTTATTAGCCTCACCGCTGCCGCTCAAGCGTGATGATGTCATGGTGCTCATTAGCAACGGCAAAGCATTTTCGTATGTATCATCGGCTAATGATAACTTTTCGATGCAATACGAAGCGGTTCTAGTGATCACTGATTATGCGGGTAATGCTGATGCACTACTGTTTATTATTTTGCAGTGGTTAGCACAGCATCAGCCAGACCATGATCCCGAAGCTTTTAGTTTTCAAGCAGATATTATTGATCATAACAGCGTCGATATTACGATAAAAATTCCGCTGTCTGAAGTGGTTAAAGTGACGGTCGTACCGGAAGGAATTAGCTTAAACCATATTGAAGATCCGAGCTTAGAGCCTCACTGGCTGAATGCGCCAGCTTGGCAATTATTTATTAATGATGTGCTGCAGGCATGAGTGAGAACGCCTTAGATCAGTTTGAATCTCAGGTTGAATTGCTCTTAGCGGGGTTAAAGCCTGCTGCCCGTAAAAAGAAATTACAGAAAGTGGGTGTGGCATTACGTAAAGCCAACCAAAAGCGTATTGGTCAGCAGGTGAATAGTGATGGTAGTGCTTATGCACCCCGTAAAAAGAAGCCTGGCACGGTAAAACGCGCTAAAAAAATGTTGATGGGATTGCGTAAAGCGAAACGCATGAAAGTTAAATCAAGCAGTGACGGGGTTGAAGTTGGCTTTGATGGGATTGCGGCGATTATCGCCATGGTGCATCAACAGGGCGATATGGGGAAAGTGGCTAAAGGGCTTTTTTATCAATACCCAACGCGTGAATTGTTAGGGTTTAACGATGATGACAAACAAACCATTTTAGATATTTTACTCGATGATGAACTTTAAAATAGCCGACCTTTTTAGACGTTTTGAAAATCTGATCAGGGAAGGAACAATCAGTGCAGCTAATTACGAGGATAACGTATTCCGCGTCAAAATAGGCGAAATTGAAACCGGCTGGTTACGTTGCATAACATTACGTGCGGGGGCAGATAAAGCGTGGAATCCGGTCAGTGTGGGTGAGAATGTTGTGGTGTTATCACCGTCCGGTGATCTTGCCAATGGCATTATTTTTCCTGCGCTGTTTACTGGTGCCAATCCAGCACCGAGTACTAACCCTAAAAAACGCTTATTTCGGTTTAGTGACGAGGCGGTGATCGAATACGACAGCGAAACGCATACTTTAAGTGCGGTATTGCCCGAGGGGGCAACAACTCAGATCACAAGCCCAGGCGGTATTAATTTTATTGGTGATTTATCTGTGCTGGGTAATATTAGTGCAACGGGGGACATTCATTCTGATGCTGAGGTGAGTGATAGCACGCGCAGTATGTCAGGTGATCGAGATATTTATAATAGTCATACGCACTCAGATCCACAGGGCGGTAGTGTGTCGGCAACAGGGCAGGTGCAGTGATGTTCTGTATACGTTATGTATGCGCATGTTGATTAATAACAAAGGATAGATGATGTCAGTCATACATAAAACAAGAGTTAGAGAAGTCGCGAGTAATAAACCTTCTGCCGTGCAGACGTTCACGTTGCCTGATACAGCAGCAACGGGGTTTCGGACATTTTCTAGTGCTTACAATGCGAGTGAGCAGCTACCATACCATGCAACTAACGGAGTAGATTGGGAGAGCGGTATT